ATATCAGCAATTTGTTTGTTACCTTCATCGCTAAACATTCCGTATGTCATTTTGTGTCCTTTATCTAACTGTTTAAGATTCTATTATAAGCCCAAATCCATTTATTGTCAAATTTAAGCGGCTAATCTTTGTTGCGTTTTAGCAACATTATCTTGGACCAATTGCTCAAATCCTGCTTTAGTGACCGGGTAGCCCTGTGCTTTAAGCATCTTTTTGATGTGGGGTTGAATATAGCCTTTAGATTGCAAGATTTCAAGTGGTGATTCACTCTTTTCTAAGCGACCAAAGTATTCCTCAACTGTAAAGTTCTTTGTAAGGAATGTAAGGAAAGTTGCTTTGCTACCTTTAGCATATTTGAAACGTACTACAAATTTAGTAGTACCGTCAACTGGGTTTGTATAGTCAACATACTCAGTACCGTAGAAGTTGCCCTTGATGAATTTAGTCATTTCGTTTCCTTTATCTAACTGTCTAAGATTCTATTGTAGCACTAAGTCCATTTATTGTCAAATTTTGGGTATAAAAAAGCCCCAAAAACGGGGCATTTTTTGAGAACTAAAAGTATTACTTTTTAGTATTAGTACTTTGATTAACAAAACCGTACATTTTTTCAGCAGTCTCAAGGATCTTATCTAGTCCTGGAAACTCTGGCATGTTTACTTTGTTAACAATTTGTCCGGTCTTCTCATCACGTTCGGCACTGACTTCCCAACCCATATATTTAGCATGATACTCTTGACCTACTAGGTCTTTAGCCATTGATAAAATATCGGTACGAATTTCGTAGCCATTTTTATTAAATTTAACTTCGGGTAGTTTTGGTGTATAGTCTGACATTATATTTCCTTAGTGTGTAAATGTTTGTATAGTATATAACATTTTTTTAGGTTGTTCAAATCTTTCGGGAAAATGTTATTTCATTTTACTTGCTTTGTAGTCTTTGATAGATTGAATTGCCTCTAAGAGACTATTGAATAGTTGTTTAAGTGTGTTCATAGAAATTTCCAATTGGATTGTTTGCGATGGAACTCGTAGGTCAATCGCTCAATGTCGCCTACATCTTGTGGATTACGGCTGACGATATATTTTTCTAACTCAGTGCCATAGGTGTCTGTAGAGAAACCTAGGAACACTAATAGTATTCCTAAGAGTTTCATAATTACTTAGCCTTTGTAGATTTAGCAGATTTAGCAATATTAAAAGCGGGTACCATTGCTTTATACTGGTCAGCTAATTGTGTGTAAAAATCTTTGCTTGTGAAAATCATACCCAAAGCCATTGCTGATTGCATTCCTGCATCTGCGGCTGCTTTTGTGTATTTTGATTGTGCATCAACGAATGTATTCATTGCTGTTTTGATGCCTTCGTGTTGAACGGTTTGTTCTACGAATTTCTTTTTAAAGTCTGAAACGCCGTCAATAAAGGCGTAAGTTGCTGTGTTAAACATTTTATATCTCCTATGTGTGTGTTTAAAAGTTAGGTTTTTATGAAGAACCCGTAACTTCATATATATTTATGCCACTTGATAGATTTCTCTATATTTTGACATAGCCATTTCTCTGCCTATAAACAATCTTAACTTGACATAATCAGTTAATTCCTCATCGTTAGTTAAAGAGGTTTGAATCTTTAATATGATACGACGGGAATTGACTAATATATCCTCATCACCAATTAGAACATTATTAGGATCACGTCCCCAAGTTTTAATTGCGATAAGTCTGTATGGATTACTTCTTAGAAGCTTCGGTTTTTTTATCGTCAGCTTTTGCTGGCTTGGCATCACTTTTTGTGTCTGCCTTGGGAGCATCCTTTTTCTTAGCCAATTTCATTTCTTCTTTTGGTACTTCTGCTTTAGCAGGTGCAGTAGCGGCCGGAGCAGTTGCTGGCTTAGCGGCAGGAGTTGTGGTCTGAGCCATTGCTGTTAGTGATAATGTTGATAGGATTACGATTGCTAATGTTTTCATTTTAAGTTTCCTTTAAGTTAATGAAGTAGATTTTTACAGTCTACATATATATAACGCGGTAGCCAACTGTTTAGTTGACATAAATACATTATGTTATATATATCTTATCAGGGAATCTTTGACGGAAAAGACTATGAAGATGCCAATACTCCTGACCAAATAGGAAAATCCTTTAATAATGGATTTGCTTGTATGGTCGATGTTTGGAGAATAAATAATACGTTATGTGTAGGTCCAGAAGCTGCACCTATTCCAGTAACTGACAAATATCTACAGGGTAATCGTTTTTGGATTAAATCTGGGAATCAGGAAACATACGACTGGTTTACTACACAACCATTAAAAAATTATCCAAACTATTTTTATCAACCTAATCCTAATGTAAATGCATTAACTAGTAGCAATAAGTTATGGACACCCGGTACTGTACCGGTAAATGATACTAGTATCATTGCGCTTCCTGAAATTAAGGATCGTGGATTACTTAGTACAGTACATTTAAGATGCTATGGAATATGTAGCACCTATTTAAACTTCATTAAACGTATGCGTAATGAGGGTCAGCGGTATTAACCACCTCTACCCGTTCTACGAACAACACTTGCACCTCCAAAACCTTTACTAGGCTTTGGAACTTTCTGTTCAGACTTTTTGCCTGTTAACATTGGTGTATTTTTCTTTTTAGCTTCGTTAGCTAAATTAATAAATGGATTTGGGTTTTTCTTTTCTGTCATTTTTTTACCTTTATGCTATCTAAATATTCATTTACATTTCCATATAAACTTATCATCATGGCAATTTTACTGTCATAAAATCGTATGTAGGGGAAACTTCTTTTTTCAAGTTTATTTACCCCCATATAATATGGGCACTTAATTTTTTTATTAAGTTCTAATATATAAGCATGATATTGAGTTTCAGGCTGTATTTTAAGCTCATACTGATAGAATTCTATTTCTGCTGTTCTAAATGCTAGATCACCTACATCAGTTAAACGCAATCCGTCTTGGCGCCCAGTCATCCACCATTTAAAAAGTAGTTTATCTACCGAACTGTTTTTTTCTTGAATTAATGAATCAGGAAGTTGAGCCAATACAACTTCTGTTATAGTTTCTTTAAGTGTCTTACGCTTACTCATCTGGGTAGACAACTCTACCGGAATTCATAAAGACTACGGTAAACTTATCTGTTTTGAATTGTACATTCAATTTACGACATAGATTACGTGCATGTCCTGGGTTACTAAAGCTAGTCTTTTTATACTTAGGTGTTGCTTCGTTGTCTAAGTAATGTTGGCTTTTTAAATTGATAGGTTGACCGTCAAAAAATACAGCCCATATACCCGCAGCCTCTACAATCTGGTCACATTTATATGTTACTTTGTCTACTAATTCAAGTAATATTTTAGGTTGTGTTCTACTCATTAAAATCTACCACCGTTCATCTCTACTTGAAATACTGGTTCTACCTTGTTTGTATTCTGTAAAAGTTCATAGTTATCTACAAGTAATTTAGTTAACTCATCACGCAATCCGCGGGCTTCACTTATGGGAATAACCACATCTCTTCCCTGTTTGCCTTCAATCAGGGTTACTTTATCCACGAATCGCTTAATATGTATCATCAGTTATTTATCATGCTTTTTGCTTCATCTTCTGTTTTAAACGGACCTTGATATGGATAACGCTCAATAAAGATGTATTTAGGACAAAAAACTGTTGTTTTTTCACTTCCCTGTTGAATTACAAACCATCCTGCGGCATGATAGCACTTACTTTTAATACCTGTAGTAAACAAATGTAATTTACGTTTTATATCTAACATGCTATTGAACACTGTACCTGTTGTAGGATATACCTTAAAGGGCAAGTCGTGTTTAGTTTTATCTGCTTTTTGTACAGTTTCAAATTCAATATTTGTCTTACGTTTGATAGCTGTAGTATTTTTATAATGGCTTTTATTACCATTCAATTTAACTTCAAAGCCAGAACCATCAGCTAATACATTACCGACTTTTTCTTTGCCATCTGTAACAATCCAAAATTGATTTTTAACTACGGGTTTTGCAATTAGTGTTTTAGTCATTTTTATTCCTCTGTGTAAGTGTAACATCATTAAATGTATTTGTCAACCTTTGTACCCAAACTATATAGATATTGGTACTCCTGATATTCTTTTGTAAGTTTTAACGATTCATATCGTTTAACTTCCTGTATGCTTTCTAAAAACAATCTATGTTGATCCATACGTTTATCTGCTTGTATACTTAATATTTTATCTTTTTCCCGATTATCATCCCGTTTAATATCAGTTTTCTTTGTTGCTTCTATGATATCTTTTAACATATTATACCGTAAGGTATAATTAAGTAAGGGAGTGGGTGCGGATATGGTGCTCATGTGAATAACCTTATGTCTTTGTGTTTAACAAGTAAAATATTATATACTACATTTTTGTATTTGATAGGCAAATCTAAATGTACACTGATTCTCGGCCCTTCAATTTCATTAATTAGTGTATCATTACCCACCGTGCCAACAAAAGGAATCTTATTCCATTTACCAATAACACGATCACCAATACTGTATTTACCCGAATATCGGTTAGCTTTGAAATATTCTGCTAGTGTTGGCATTATAACATAAACTGTTTTAGTACACTATGTGCTAAAGACAAATCCTCTACTAGTGGTTCATCTAGCATTTTACGATATTCTACAATGATTTCCATAGCATATGCTTGATCCTCATCATCTAATGTATTCCACCACTCATATAATTCATCTGGTGTTTTGTTTAAAATATATTGTAAATTTTTATAATCTCTTGTCATTATTCAACTCCAAAATGTTGTTTAATTAAATCCGAAGCAAGGAATGGTTCCGCAGTATCAGCAATATCAGCACATTTCCGAACAATCAATTCGGCGAATTTTTCTGAATTATCAACGTTCATCCATTTACCACTTACGTCGGTCCCTACTTGTTCAATCAATTCTTTAATTCGTTCACTCATACTAAACTTCCTTTATATGGTGCATTTAACCATGTCGCATACGAATCCGCTTGTGAACTAAGCTTGACCAAATCATACCGGCCGCAGAATTTCATAAAATGAATTCCTACGTGAGGTGTAGTCTCAACCCGTACACTTTCACGGATACGTTGATCCACAGCATCTTTGATTTCTTGGGGTTGTGCTGTCAAATCTATCAAGCCTCGGTTTCTTTCAAATGCGTCCCTAACTCGTATTTCATTGCCCTCATGGTCAATCCAGCGAGAAAGCATAAAATTATTGTGGTTGTAGCCCATCTTATGACGATCTTGGAACGCTTCAAGAATGCCAACTTTATTCTTAGTGCCTTTTTCTCTGGCTCCGGGATAGGCCGCAAAAATATTATCGCCAGGATCTCCCCGGCATATTTTGCGGAAAAGTATATACTCAGGATCTTCTAGTAGTTTGGGTTCTTTAGTTTTCTTATCAAGAACTGGCTTACCATTTTCTTTGAGATATCCCTGAAGTGTAATTAACTCGTTAGTTACCCCATTATAAATTTTAACATTTGGCGCTACTAATTGTTGAAAATCGCTATCCGTGGAAATTATCCAGTGTGAATCTGCTGGATGCATGTGAATCCAGCGAGCAATCATATCATCTGCTTCAGCACGTTCGTGTCGCAAGACAGTTACATTGGTCTTTTCTGAAATATATTGAGTAAATTTTGCGTATGTTTCCCAAAACATTTTTGATTCTTCAGCCTCTGCTTCAGTAATAGACATAGCATCAACTACACGATTCTTTTTATAAGGAGCATATGTATCTTTGCGGAAGCTTCTACCCTCTAAACAAAAAACGCAGTGGTCAATGCCAAAACGTTTTACAGCTTGATTGACACTTGCTAATGTCAGATGTAAGGCCATGCCTATCTTTTCCTCTGTTGTGCTATTGCGTGACGCAACATGCCGTGCCCTGAAGAAAGTATTTGCGGTATCAATTAGTGCGTATTTTTGTGTCATATATCTATTATATACTACTATTTAGTTTATGTCAACTAATCCAAACATTTACACCAAGTATAAGTCTGGATTAGCATTGAGTTCTTTGACTGTAATCTTACGATGATGTTCCAAATTATTGAAAGGCAAGAAATCATCTTTCAACATTTTGATAGGAAATCCTTGCTGGTCAATAGTGTCCTTGACAAGGGTAACCATTTCATCTACAG